TCATAGATTGATTCTAGCTCGGTTCTCTTTTCTTTTCTGTTTACAACAGGTCTCAATAGATCTCCGTAGTCTACAATAATAAGGCCGGGTTCTATACCACGATTAGCTAACTTTTCTAAATGATTTCTGATCGTTCTAGTTGAAGCAGACTTAGTAGGATATTCCTTTACAATAAGCTTACCGTCAACCTTCTCAACTCTCTCGTAGATCAATTCCTTAAAAGACCTGAGGTCGCTAAGAGGAACCCCAGTGATACAACTGTCATATCTAGAAGCAATGGTCGTATCACTTAGCTCAAGCGTATAGTGAACAACATTGACACCATTTACTAGAGCCATGGCCCCTAGGTGAGTAAGGTGCATTGACTTGCCTGCTCCTGTTGGAGCCACAACAACTCCAAGCTCACCAGCCCCCAGACCATTCTGGCAAATTAGGTCAACCTCTGACCAGCCAGTCGTAACAGGATTCCTTGCCTTCAATTCAAAACGCTTCTCAAAGTCTTTTAAATAATCGTATCCAAAGTTTGAATCACTACCAAGGACTAGAGCATCATTGATGATTTTTGAAATCTCATCGAAAGAAGAAGATTGAAGCAGGTCTACAGACTTGAGCATCGCACCTTTAAGCTTTTGCTTGCGACAGAAATCAAGAGACTTGTCTTTTACAAACTCTGCTTCTCTGACCGAGTCCATGACCTGCATCCTCGCAAAGTAATCTCTTACTTGTCTCTGGAGAGCATCATTCTCGTTCTCAAGATCAGACTTAAGTATAGTGCTCATAATCTTGTTTGTAGGGTGAACGCTATACTTCTCCCTGTATGTCAAGATCTTGGTAATAAAAAGACGCAGATATGAAAGCTCCAAGAAGGTAATGTCGAACACTTCAAATATCTGATCTGCAAATGGCCTGTCTTCCAAAATCAGGAAGCACAAGGCTTCTTGGAAGTTCTTTCCAAAATGACTAAAATTTGTTCTTTCCATGTTTCCCCCCTCTCCTTGTATCCTATTCCTTTGAATTGGCAACTATCTTTCTCATGGCTATGGACAAATCAGTGTTGTCCCACTCTCCAAAGCCATCTTCAAGCATCATTTTCCTGATCTCTGTTAAGTTGAATTCTATGTCAGCATTTTCCAGTATGTAGTTTATTTTTGATTTAACTGTCGGTGACAGTGATGGGCTATAAAGCTGCATCAATCTATAGTTCTTTTGGATTAAGCTGACGTTCTCTAGAATCCTATTATGGATCACTAACTTTTTCTCTTCTTGTTCACATGCCTTTACAATATCTTCTATTAAGTAGTCCCTCTCTTCGCACATAAAGGGAAATCTTTTAGAAATTGTTTTTAATCCAGCGCCTTTTACTCCGGACAAATTGTCTGAGGGGTCTCCAGCTATGGCTCTGGCAAGAGCAAAGTTTACAGGATGAATGCCGTGTTGCTCAACAATTGAATACTTATTTAAGACTTCTTTCTGTGTTGGCCTATAGATGATTGTTTCATTGTCGCACAATTGATAAAAATCTTTGTCACTGGAGACTACAATCTTTTGCCAACCTCTGAGTCTCTTGTTCTGCACCACATAGGATATAATGTCGTCAGCCTCTACATCTTCAATGCAATACTGAATTACAGGAAGCTCATTCAAGTACTCAGAAAGACGTATTTGCTGCCAGATCTTATTGTCTTGTTCCTCTCGAAGAGTCATATTCCTGACTTGTCGATTGAGTCTGACGGGAGATCTTCCGCTTTTATAGTTTTTATTAAGTCTCTTTCTTTTTCTTGATCCGCCACCACAGTCCCAAGCAATTATAATCTTGTCTGGACTAATCTCTCGGCATAGTTTCTGAAGTGTTTTTAGAAAACCCTTAAAGCCACCAATTGGGTGGCCATTCACAGAAAGACTAGGATCTACTATGTACGACCGTAGATAGATATTCATACAGTCTATTATCATTACCCTCTTCATAATTCCCCCAGAAGAAACGGTGAGGGTGGGATTCGAACCCACGGAGGACGTTAACCCTCGCCGGTTTTCAAGACCGGATCCTTAAACCACTCGGACACCTCACCTAATACTATCAGTCAGGAAGATGAGCGTCAACATCTTCAAATGCTGTAATGTCGCCCTGCCTATCCTTGTATTTACCTATAACTTCTATGTCCATAAGTTCAAGAACTCTGTCTTTAAACTTCTGGTCTTCCATGTAGTCTAGCCATCTAGTTGCTTGGAACTTCTGCTCTGTGCCGTCTTCATACACAAGAGCGTACCATGCACCACTCTGCTTAATAAACTCAGAACCCTTGACAGCCTCAAACCATGACTCTTCATCCATGATTCTAACCTCATCGTCTCCCCATGAAATTTGGAAGGTACACTGACGTCTCTCAGTTCCAAAACGAGACTTTTTAAGAGTCGCCTTAACCTCAGAGCCAATTGTAAATCCATTCTCATCGGTAACAAATGCAGACTTAGACTTACGCTTAGTTAGCCAAATACGTAGCGAGGCAGCATAAATCATAGACTTACCACCGGGCGTAGTATACGGCTCAGACATTGCTTCCATCTTTTCTGCATGTGTCCTAGGAATTTTTGTCTTTAGCTGGTTCAGGGCGAGAAGTGTACAACCAGCATTTGCTAGTGGAACAGTAATCTTCTTTAGGCCCAGAGATAGAGTTCTGGCAACCTTACCAACACTTGAGTTTGGATTAAAATCACCTTCCCTATCGGATTCTGTTGGAGTATTTGCAATAGAGTCCCAAACAAACAGCATAGGGGTGTCCATCGCAATAAAATCTTCAATCATTTCCAAGACTTGTTCAATAGTGATTGCTTGAATGTACATAAAGTTTTCTGGGCTGGTGTCGATCCCTGCCTTTCTTAAAAAAGACGGATCAATCGCACTCTCAGAATCAAAGTAAACAACATAATTTCCCATCTTCTGTGCATTTGCTGCGATACAAGCTGCCATATAGCTTTTACCTGTTGCAGACAGCCCTGCAATCTCAGTAACCTTGCCAATTGGGATACCTGTTCTATCTCCTTTGCAGATAATTGAATCTAGCCATCTAGAACCAGTAGGTATCCATCCCTTTACTTCAGTTGGATTCTCTTCATCTAGATTGTGGGCAACTTGCATACCATATTTCTTATTCATTCTCTTCATCATGTCGCCCATAGAGACAGATCCGGTCTTTTGTTTCCTAGCCATTAACCCTCCTTAAGATAAAAAAATAGCAGGATACCTATAATAGATACCCTGCTATATGTCAATCAGTTGTCAGTATTTTCGACAACGATTTCTAGTGTGTCCTCGTCCTGAGTTGGAGTAGACACGTTGACTGTAGTGACAGTTGCTGGTGTATGTGTTGTTACTACTGCCTCTGATCTAGATGTATCACAGTCAGCTAGAATAAGAGCAACAAAAAATAGTCCAACAGCTGCTAAGCCAATCTGGACTCTACGATCTTGTAGAGCACTCATAACGTCAATATTCAACATTTTTTACTTTTCCTTTATAAAAAACTAGGCACCTATTAAAGAAGCTTGGGCTCGCTTCTCAGCCCGTGCCTACCTGCGGCGGGGGGGAACTTTAGAAAGTTGCGCTACTATTTAGTAGCTCATCAAGCTTTTGGTCCACACTATTCACAGGATTTGACTCTTTTGTAGTGGTAGTGCTCCCATATCGCTCTGTTTCACCTCCATCTGCTTCGCCAGCAAGCCACTCGTCAAGCATTTGACCAACCTCTTCAGGTGTCTTGCGTGAATCAGCGAATGCCTTGTCAAAGTCAGGTACGTTGCTAACCCATGTTGCGATCTTGTCAGCATCCTCACTGAGGAGTGATGGACGACGACGTGGGGTGATGTTTGTCTGTGGGAACTGTGCTCCCGGTGGCTTTCCGTACTTGATCACAAGGTCAGTACCAGACTCAGGGTCAGTAATATCACCGTAGTCAGGGTTCAGGGCAAGGCTAATAAGCTCCTTGTACGCCATCTTGCCATAGCCCCAGAGACGGACACCCTTCTCTTCCTCACCGCGAACGATAACAGGAGAGAAGAAACGCTGACGTGCCATAAGGTTCTTAGCCATCTTAACAGAATCTTCTGTGCCCTCGTTGAACAACTTTCGGATAAAGTCGTCAAGTGGGTCTGCCTGACCGTAGTTACGCTTTGGAGAAAGGAATCCACGGTTGTTGCCTAGGTTGTAGTGGAACCAGAACTCCTTGAAGGGGTCTCCGTCCGCTACAGGAAGAATGCGAATAGTCTGCTCGCCATCGCTAGGCTTCCAAAAAATACTCTCCTTGCGAGCAGTCTTGCCCTCAAGTCGATCCAACTTACTTCTCATCTTATCTAGATTAATAGCCATTTTAATACTCCTATTATTATTTTTGGGTGGCTACCCTATAGTCGCAAGAGCAAATATTCTCTTGCACTAAACTTGTCAATTTAAATCACTTTCGTCTATTTCGACCTCGATAATATTACCAATTAGACTGTTGTGGTTCACAACTCTAAACGATTTCTTCTCAAGATCCCAGACTACCTCTCTGCCTTCAGAAAGGGTTTTTTGCTTACCTGTTCCCTTGAACTTATCAGATATAAACGAACTAGGCAAGTCTTTAATTTTGGCGTACAGCATCTTTCTGATTGAGCCATCTGCCTTTCTAAAAGAAACAATATAAGCTTTCATTACTCCCCCTGAACCTTTACGGTCCTATGTACACAGAAGCCAAAGTCTTCTTTGTGACTTGTCGAGTATAATCGGTAAGAGATTTTTGTCAACTCGTTTTCTTTCTTGGCTTGCATGTCTGACTCAATTTGTGAAATGATATTAGATTCGCTCAAAAGTTTCTGCTCGTTTATTGAATAGAAATAATCTTTTTCCCTCACAATGTCCAGAGCATAAAACATGTTCTCTTCTGATTTGGACACATCCAGTATACCGATGCTCGATATCCTGCAAACATTTTCTCGACTTTCTGTCACTCCGTACACGTATTTTGTTCTTTCAAAAATATTAAGATAATGAACTGTAGAAGAAATCATCTCGTTGATCTTCTTAAAGTACCCAATCACAGGAAGGTTGCCAACAATATCAGCTATAATTTGATTTGAGATAATAACAACTTCGTAGATCAATCCTGATCTAGCATACTGTTGTAGAATGCCAAATGTAGCTTTTTCTAAAAGCTTTTTATTACCAGTTAAATTATTAATCTTTGGCTGAATATAGTAAACTGTGATTTTCTTATCTTTTATCTGCTGAAGCACAGCCAATGATGAAGCTGATATCATCCCAGAGCCACATACAAAAAACAAGACCTCTTCCCCTAAGTCAGAAAAAAACTCTGTCATGTCCGGAACTGCTTCCTCATATTCTTCTGGTGAATTACAAACAGGAACCTGAAAGAAGTTTCCTTCATGGATCTCGCTATCAATCTTGTAAATATTGTACTGTGGGTATTTCTCGAAACTCTCAACAATATTGCAAGCTGCTGTGCCTAGTCCTACAACGTCCATTTCAATTCTCCGTAATTGTGACCACATGCCAAAGATGAGAGAAACGTAGTTCCTCTAAATTGAGAAAACTCTGTGAAGATACTCTTGAGCAAATGATAGTCCTCTTTAGCTACATCGAGCACTATAGAGTCATGGACGCTAAATGCAACAAAAGATTTTTTACCAGCCAGTAAGTTATGGATTTTAACCATCTGCCTTAGAACTATATCCGCTGCTGTGCTCTGTATTAAGTATGATAGAGAATGAAATCTGTCAGCCTCAATAACTCTACCAAAAGGATTTCTAATCTTCTTGCCATCCCAATACTTGTCAATGATCTCTTGTCTATTGTATGCACGCTCGGACAAATAGTCATCAGACTCTAGATTGTAGAGCCAAGAAAAAATCCTTGTCTTTGCTTCATCTCTTGTTCCCATACCTTTGTACACGTTCTCAATATTCCATTCATGGATATCAATTTGTGGCTGCTCCTTGTCCATCAAGTAAAGAAGCACTCGAAGCTCAAAAGCATTGTAGTCCAGCTCAACAAACATATCATTCGTTGGAGACAGTGCTGATCTAAACTCTTTGTTTAGGTTTAGAATTGGAAAACTATTTGGCCTTGTCGTGAGGCGTCCGGTACGTGCTCCAAAGATGTTGTATCGAACATATGGTGATGCCCTCTTGACACTCTTGAGCTTGCTTCTTGTAGGTTTGGAGAGGTCAGATAATCTTATCTTCCCGAAGTCTATATTTAGTCTCCTGTTGGAGATCTCTTGACAAACTTCATGCAAGCTCTTGAGGTGTGTATAATCATGAGGCTTTGAAAAGTTGTCAAAAACGTGAGAAGAGATCTTTGTTTTTATTTCACAAAATCTCTTTAAGAATGACTGAGGAACTAAATCATAGAAACAATGTTGGTTCATGTCTAACTTGGATTCCGACATAGATGTGGCATATGCACGTAATAGACCAAGACACTCCTCTAGTTCTCTTTTCAGGTGCTCTGGGCAGGCATCAGACAAGCTCTTCTGTGCATAGAGGTAGGCATATTGGATATCTTTGCCCTGCAAGTACACAGGTGCAGTCCAGGTGTGTGTCATGGCATCAGCATAAGAATCAACAAACTGCCCGTTAGCATAGAATGCAACACATTCATTTTTATCATCTAGTGTCTGGAACAACAAAGTAGCCTCAGTAGAAGGTCTTGCGTGACTCTCTCACAGATGCATTTAGTCTGTCCCTCAGTGACTGTCCAGAAATTTCTTCTCCAGATAGAGTGGAGTCCTTGTAGATGTTCATTGCATTAAATGCTCCAGAGTCGTTGAGGAATCCAATAAACTGGTAATCGATATAGTCTAACGATCTTTCTAGTGAAGTGTTCTCAAGATAATCTTGCGATACCCTTTTTATTAAATCTATTGAAGAAGAATCATAACGATATCCAGTCTCATAATTTCTAATATCAACATACAAATCTATTCTATATTTTCCATCGTATCTATTTTCTAGCTCATATGTTGATAGTGTATTTCTTTTTAAGTTATATCTTCTTATTATGTTCTTTTCTTTATTTAGTGTTTCTTCTTTTTTAATATTTCTTCTTAATTTAACAAACTTATTGTAAAACTTTTTAAAGTATTCAAATAAGTAAACATGATCTAAACCATAAATACTGTCATAATAATCATTAAATATTGTCTCTGACGTAGTATTGTAAAGTGCCATATAACTTTCCATTTCTCTAGACCCTAAGTTTGCACAAATTCTAGTTGGAATGTTATAATCAATAAGAAAACCTCGTTTTAAAGAGTTTCTTATAAAGAATTCATAATTTGGTTTATTTAATATTAAATTAACTTTATCTGCATCCTCATCATAACTGATTGTTGTTAGGTCGCAAAACAAACCTGTATTCAATGGCGAAGAATATCTACTCGACACAAACCCAGTGAGCGTAAGAGGAAATATTTGGTCTCTTGTAAAGATATCTTGAAGCAAAAAAGCTATGAAGTCATCAAAATTATTAATTTTTGATGAATTGCGAACAACTTTCTTGTGCATCTCTGCACCAAACCGGTTCATATGCAAATCATATTCTTTCAGAACACTAGTATATCCCTTTTGAGCTGACATTTCTGACAGAAACTCATCATTTTTTTGGATTTTACTTGCTCTCAAAGCCTTATCATGTTCTTTAAGGAAATCTTCGACAGCATGGGCTACAAAATCAAAGAGGAATATAGTCTTGCCATCTACACCGTTGAGTTGTCTTATTTTTTCTTGCTTTGGAATGATGAACTGATGATTTCTATTGATCCTGCCATAGTACATGTTCTCAATGAACCAAAAATTTCGAAAAACACCCGGATACTTCTCTAGATATCTGGGTGGTACACCCTCGTTGTTATATTTTCCTCTCTCATTAAAGAGAGATCTGGAAGCTTTTATTGAATTGCTGCCTTTAAATTCTGCAAATCCCATATCATGATCCCCCTCTATCTATAGAGCCACCCAAGTCTGCTGCTAACTCATCTATCTGCTTTTCAATGTCTACACATTCTAAAATAGCAGAGTCTCCAATTTTATTTTCCCTAGTAATGTTGCTTCCTAGGCCATCACCACTTGTTTCATACATCGCCTTAACAGTTACTTCATACCCAGTGGGATTGATGCTGTGCCTAACAGAGATGACATTATGATAGCCTCCAAGACCCATAGTATTTGCGTATGTTCCTCTTGTGCCGGGATCTCCTATGAGATCTGAGCCTAGGCCACGAGGGTTTATGTACATTATCGTTCCCGGAAACAATAAGTTATTCCCAAACATAGTTAGGTTACAATTGTAAACCTCAGCCAATTGGAGGTCTTTTACTTCGTTTTCTAGCTGGAAGAACCTAGCCTCCCTCAGACCCTTGATCTCTGTTTTTGAGAACTTCATGCTTTTAACCAGTCCTCGGTCTAGTCCAGTAGTAAAGTGAAATAGTCCATTTGATAAATCTTTTTCATACCTTGATTTAAATTTACTATCAGGATCAAATGTTAGATTCCTTGCCTCGACATTGTATGGATATACAATCGTGTACTCGAAACTTTCGCTCAAGCTTTTTCTGTTAAAAGAATCAAAAACAAATTTGGTTTGATTTGGATTAGTTTTTCTTCTTAGTGCTCCCGGAATTCCAAATATACCATTTGATTCTTCCGGAGGCACAGAAAGATTCTTAGCATACCTATCTAGGTCTAAGTATGTGGTGCCATCTTCCTCTATCCTTAGGGCAATAGGGTCTTTGCCCCCTGCAGCTGAATCTGCGCTAATCGTAGCAGTATCTAGGTTTATATTAAGGAAATCTTCACCACCTAAACAATCAGGAGCAACAGCCTCAAATAATAAATCTTTTATAACATCTTTTAAGAAACTCATAAGAGGATATGAATTCTTTCTTGCCATAATCACTTTTTCATTTAGAAACTCTGTTAACAGTTCAACAGAAATAGGTATATTTGTGATATCCAACATCACTCTGGAGCTTGTTCTCCCGCTTCGGATGTTTACTGGCACGGCGCAGAAAACAAACTTTGTATTTCCATAATTTAATCTGCCTGTGTCTTTTGCTTCGTTGAATCTTCTTGTAAGCACATTATTAATTGCAAGTGCAAGGACGTCTCCTAGAAAGACATAGTTAATTCTACGAATTCCGGGCTCTTTGGATGCAAGCTCAAGAAGACCATCTCCTCCTCCACATGAATAGTTTTTCACTACGAAAGGAGCTAGAGCACCTTCTGCTGCGTTCCCTTCGGAGCTTTTTAATAAACCATCACTAATTTCTGCTGTGTAAATGCACCCTTCTTTTGTAAGGTCTGTTAACAAAGATCTATAGGATTTTTCCCTCTCTCTGTCTACGTTTTTACGATAGAGTTCTTGTAGCTGTGTAATACTATCGTCTTCACATGGTTTGTTTTGTTCCTTTAACTCTTTTTTCGCATCAATTATTTGTTGTATTTTCTCTCTGCGTTCTTCTCTTTGCCTTAACACTTCAGGATCAAACAACACATCAGATTTCTTATCTTGGAGAACAGTATCAGGTCTTGCTCTAAATGTTATTTTTAGATTAACAGAACCATCGTCATTGAAATCAAAATCATGCCCTGTGTATCCTAAAAACATCTCTACTTGGTTGTCTTTTATAGCAGCTGCTAGGTCATCTGAAATGACTCCTCCGCCGCCAGTAGCAGCCCAGCCTGCTCTAACCTTAAGTTCAAAAAAGTTCGGATTATATACTCTAGACTTAAGCTTTGTATTCTTATCTTGTCTCTCTATAAACAAAGGCTGTGTATGTGAAGTAACCAGATCGATTATTCTATAACCACCCTTAAATGGTTTACCATTCTGGTCAACGCCTTGCCTAGTCTTAAACAGCTCATTAAAGTTTTGTGCAAAGATATTTATCTCAGCCTCAATATCTAACTTTGATGTCGCTGGGCTTGCGCCTTGGAAGCTAAAGTCAAAGCTCTTTATACCTACACCAACACCTCTCTGTGTTTGGTTTTCCAGCATTACTTGTAAATCTTTAATGGGGTCTACAAATGTTGAAAAGTCCATCTCTACTTCTACCGGATCTTTCAGAGGCCCTTCCCTGTACTCTTTGTATATTCTTATCGTGGGCGTTAGCTGTGACTGTTGCCAGTGTCTTATGTTTAATAATTCTAATGAACCCTTAGTTATCCTTAGCCTGTTCATGATTGTGGCAGGATCTTCTGTTCTAAGTTTATGAATATTTTTATATTTTAAATTAAACCTATTAACAGTTTCATCTTCCGGCATATCAAAAAAGCTTACATTCTCAGGGGGAGTGCTTTCTAAAATTACAGCAGCAATGTTTTTAATCAAGAAACACTGATCGCCTATAGAAGTCCTTTCGGTAGGATCGGGCTCTTCTTCTACAATAGACTCTTCTATCTTCTTTTCTTTCAAAGCATCTAAGACTTCCTGCGTCAGCTGGCATGCTTTTATCCCACCACAGCCATCAACACTCTTTTGCCTAACACCCTCAGTCTCTGCTACTGTTTTCCCACCAGAGTTACAGAGATCTTCCATACCTTTTTCTTTTAATAGTCTATTGAAAGCTTGTTGAGTCTCGCACCTCCAAACTCCATCAACTCCAAAGTTAGGTAATACTTCACTTGGGTGGTTGGTCTGGCCAGAACCATCCAGTTCAGAGATTAGTAAAAGCTGTAGGTCTCTTACCCTTTCAGTTCCTGCGCCTTCCCTTATGGGATTTTGTCCAATCTTATAGTTGGATCCACCGGGATCAGGCTTTGGATTTTCACGTAGCGAGCCATCTCCAAACCCAAAAGGCTCAGATACATCTATATCATATATACTTAAATCAATTTGATCCGGTATATCAGTGGTATCTGGTCTTTTGTTTGGATTTTCATCCTGACCTCTCTGGTCTGTCTTAGGATCACTCATGTCACACCCCTAGATAGTTCAATATCTTATCTAGTGGCTGAGGGATGTAAATGACATCCCCATAGCTAACATCAGCTTCTGTTGGCCTTTTATTAAACCAAGCAATAACCCACCACAGTCTTGAATCGCCGTAATGGTCAAATGCTAATTTATAGTACCTGTCCCCTGTTTTCCAAACATGATTAATTATTCTTAGAGATGCAATTTGCTGTTTAGTTGGATGTTGTAGTATAGGCGTAGCATACTGATTAATACCATTAACATCTCTTTTGTCAAAAGTATCTTCGTAGAATTCTTCTTTATTAAAAAATAAATCTCTTCCAAAATACCTAGACATTAGTCATTCTCCAATAAATCATCTTGTATTGCCTCTTGTATAAGATCGCCTGTTTCAAAGTTTCCAATAAAAGATCTTGTTCTTTGCACTCCGGGAGACCATGGGAAAAGGGAAGCATCCGGACCCCAAGAGGGTGCTGCATTCTCTGCAAAGTCTCTTCTTCTATCGCTTATACCATTTATCTTATCTATTCTCTCATCCGGAGTTAAATTGCCATTGTTAAGAATCCTCTTTTTTCGGTTGGCGCTTATCGGAACAGGCTCGCTCTTTTCCCATCCAAGCGTATGCTGATGCAGAACGGCAAAGCTTATAGTTAGGGTAATCACTTTGGGGAAAAGTTTATCTGCAGGATCAAAAAATCCTTTCTCAACATTTGGGTTCCAACTTATATTTTTAATAATGCCCAGCAACCCACTTGTTCTTACATCACCTTCTGGGCCTCTAGACGCATCAAAGATAAGGTTTGCAAACTTCATCTTTATTAGAGATCCTTTTGAAATTGTGGATGCACTATCAACTTTGGAATATTCTGGGTACAACATTCTAGTAAGAGTTGAAGTTTTGGCTAGATTATTTTGAGCGTCCTCCAGATCAAAGGCTGGGATGTCCCAACTTATATTAATTGATCTCTGTGTTCCTTGATAAGTCTGTATAGGGTCTGGCCTGCCGAAAGTAGGCGATGGTGTCCACGTAGAGAGAAAATCTTCTTTGTAGCTTGTTACAAATGCTTTGAAAACTACTGTAGCTCCAGAGAAAGTTTGATAAAATTCTAATACTTGTCCTTTCGAAGCTAATAGGTCGGATGGATCATACATGGACTATCTCCCTCCTAATTTAAGTTCTACTGCATTTATAACTGCATCGTTAAAAGTTTGTGCCTCTGTGATTAGTTTCCCATCTAACAAGAGTTGAATGTTGATTTGTTGTGACTGTCTCGCTCGTTCAGTGATTGCTGCTGCACTGTCAGCCGCTGTTCCTCCGGGTCCAAATGTTGCGGCAAATGCCTCTCTTATTGCAATTGCGTCTTGCACTATTGGCTTAAGAGCCTCGGCGGCAGAGTTAGAAAAGTTTTCAACATTACTAGCGAGTATTGGAAAGGCTGACTCGCTCATCGAAGCAAGGTCTTTTGCAATGTCCTTAACTGCCATATTTGCTCTAATTACCCTATCTTGAGCTTCATCCGGCAGTAAAGTAGTCCCTAGTTTATCTATTACTTCTCCTTGAGTTTTTGCTGCAATGTTTGTTGACTCCTGCAAAGAATTAAAATCAGCTTCAGTTAACTTAATTAATTCCGCCGTGTCATCAATACCGGGAATAGCGTCAACAAATGCTCTGGCTAAAAATCGGTTGTTATTGAAGGTTTCAGCAGTTACATTAGCACTCTGTAATGCTTGCTGAAACACTTTCATTTTTTCTGTAGGTGTTTCTGCATTTAAGAGTTCAAAAGAATCTATAAATCTTCCACCAAGAATTGCATTTAGCATTTGAGCGGAGTTTGTAGACTGTTCAAATGTGTCTGTTAGATCCATTACATCTAAAAATTCAGATATAGCAAAACCACTGGACTTAGCAGCTGCGGCTGTTTCTCTAAACACTCTCTCTGCGTCCGAACCAAACATTGCCAAGGTCGGCATAGCAGAGTTAAAATCAGTGATCATTTTACTCGTAGAGATCCCAATACCTTCAGCAAAGTTCTCTAAGCCCAAAACAGTGTTCGCTATTTCTGATTCTGTCTGATTAAAACCAGTTCTTAATAATTGGAAAGATTTTACAGAAGCGTCTGTGCTTACCCCAAATGCTTCTAAAACAACAGCAACATCAACTAAAGCTGCTTCTGCTGGACTAACTCCGTTCATAGTAAACTGGTTAAATGTCTCGAACATTTTTCCGACAACTTCTGCGGTCTTTAGCCCAGTTGGATCGAACAAAAGGTTTCTAGCAATTGCGTCTTGCATTGCATCATTGTAAGCACCTGCTGCACCAGTTGCTTTGTTAAAGGCAGTCGTTTGGGCTAATTGCGCCGTAGCAAGATCTGTTGTTACTTGTATGGCTTTCTCGAAATTCATGTTTGTAAGAGTGAACACTTCTTGTGCTTCTCTATTTGTGTCGGAGAGTATTTTAGTTTGCAATTCTAAAGCTGCAAATGCAGTAACAGCTCGGGTAGCACCCCCAGTAGCTGCATTAAGGGACTCTTCAGTTATGTTTCCTTGTGCTGCGAGTTCTTTAAGAGTGTTTAAAAATGAGGTGCCTGCTTCTCCCAGATTGCCCATCGCCTCGGCAAAACCGCTATTTTTAAGAGCGTCACCACCCTCTTCAGCCATCTTCTTAAAATCTTCAAACATGCCCATGAACGAACCCTCTCCCTATAAATAGTAGGGCAATAGATAATTATGTCTTGCCCATTTCAAGTTCTTTTTGTTTTATAAGCCGCTTGACAAACCACTTACGAATTGCAATAGGAAGATTGTATGCTTCTAGGTATGACCAGTTACCTAGGTATGTAAGAAAGAAAAACTCTTCATATACGTGTTCAAGGTAATCTTCAGGAAGGCCAAAAAAAGTCAAGACCCAGTGGTACCTCCCGGACCACTAGAGTGCTACAATTGGGACACGTAATCTCCTGAGTCATATCTAGAGTAGGGTTTGCTTCATCGTATGTTTTCTTAAGAAATCTAGAATCCTGTGCTGGCATTTGATGAATAAATTTGTCTAACTCTGCTCTAGAATCAATACCGTTTACCGCAACGATGATTGTCTTTAAAAGACTTGTCCTGTTGGTCTCTGGCAGATTATTCTTTCTATTTGTCGTGCTTAGGTTTTCTAGAAATTGCTGTTCTCTGGAGTTAAGGATTTTAAGTTCGACAGTAAACCCTGTGACTGGCAAAGAAACAGCAAATGTTCCTCTTTGGCTTATCACAATATTCTGTGGTACTTCTTTTACAGGCAGGTTGGTTAAGTCAACAATATGGTCATGCACTGTCCCACATGCTTCACATTTGACCTTAGAGATGTACTCAGGCCCATAACCTGTCGCCCTTGTTGCAACAAGTATAGCGTTCTTATCGCCGGGATATAGCGTGGTTATATCGACTGTCTTGTCTACAAGCACACTCTGGATCAGCTTATCTAGAACCACGCCTTTTGTTATAAGGGCACGAGACGTAAGAATATCTTCTTCTCTCGCAGACATGTAAGTAATCTCCACCTCAGTAACTAAATGAAGTGGATGTCCTTCTGGATAAAACTTTCCTTCCGTTGGTAGTTGTACAAACTCTGTTGGTCTTGTAAAATCTAGTCCACTAGCAAAACCTTGATTAGGTAGCGGCGCGGAAGGAGCGGCTACCCTATCTTTATTACTTCTTCTACTCAAATAACACCTCAGTTATATTATCAGTAATTCTGGCCCGGACCCCAGTACTTGCCTAGGCCGGGAGCTGGATCTTCTGACCCCGGACCCGGATCTGCCTTGTTAGCTGCTCCGTTAGGTAAGAATGTCTCGATTGAAGCCCAATCATATCTGAACTCCACCTTGACACTGGTTAGCTCCTCGCTATCATAACTTAGTTGCCCACCATAGTCAACCTTAGTAATAAAGGCGTTAGTCAATGTCCAGCGTTCAATAACATTGCCTTCTGAATCTATTTGCTCAATAACAACAGACTGTAATGCATCGACAGCCTCTCTTTTTGAGATAGTAGTTGTGCTGTTTACGTCTGTAGGAGGCACGTAACCTGAATCGAAAAGAATTCTTGACAAGTTGATTGAAGCATCTGGACTGACAGGGTCAACCATTTCTACAGTAATTTTATTCCATGTGACTTTGCCCGGATAGTAAAAGGTATGGTTCAGAAACGCATGTTTTACATCGCTCACTGTAACTTCTGGCTTCTGTACCTTTTTGGTATACCAACGAGCGCCGCTGGGCATTGAACCAATTGTTACTAAGAATCTAAATTGTCTTTTTGGTGAAACTTGTGAAGAGGTCCAAAAACCCGATGAACTTGCCATAATATATTAGTCTCCTATATTCTATTATTAATTAGTAGTTAGATTATTTTTAATCGTCAAAAGAAGCACCAGATCTTGTAATTACAAAGTCGATTGCAATAAACTCGATTGATCTCGCAGGCTTCAAGAAGATCTTAGCGTATAGAATATTTCTATCTACTAGGTCAGCGGTAGTTGTTGTCTCGTCCAAGATAACGCGGAACTCTGTAAGTCCGAGCCTACTCTGGACAGAGCCTAGGAACTTGTCTGCCTCTGTCTTGAATCTTAGCCAAGTTGTCTTGACGTTCTGATCGAACAGAATGCTACTAGCGATTCTAGAAATTCTCTTCTTCAAGAAGATGAGTAGACGACGAACATTGATTCGGTCAAGAGCAGAAGGAGTAACTTGGAGTGTCTTCTGTCCGAAGATTACAATTCCTTCACTTGGGAATGTAGCGATTGGGTTAATGTTCGCCTCGTAAAGGTCATCTCGATCCTCTCTACGGAGTCTCTCAGTTGTAGACAACACTGCAAAGCCACCTGCACCAGTGCTTAGGCCACCTCTTGTAAAGCCTGCTGGAGCAAACCAAAGCTCGGAACGAGCCTCTGAAGAAGCAAATGTTCCTACAGCGATGACTGAAGGAGGTACCCAGAGTGATGCGTTAGAGATATCATCTCTGATTCTAACCCATGGGTAGAATGTACAACCATAACTTGAGTTAACTCTTCTGTCTTCGAATGCACTGATAACACTAGAGACTGTGCCAATTCTGTCTGAGAAGGCATTTGTAGTCTCTGTAGTAGGAGTGTAGATGCTAGGTAGATCAACAACTGCAAGACAGTCTGCTCGTCCCTCAGCAACTGAGATAACATGATCAGTGACCACAGGCTGTGTCACGCCCGGTACAGAAAGAATATTGGCCTCTACAAACTCAGGGTCTGCAACAGTGTCAATTGCTCTCTTAACAGTATTGTAAGCATAGCTTGCATCCTGATCAGCTGCACTCCCAATAGCAACATTGTTGAATGGATCTTGCTCACTGATGTCTACGCCGTCATGTCCACCCCATAGAGGCATTGTGAACCTGTTGTAGCCAGCATCAAGTGTGTTGGTGTGGGAACCATTAACAGCGGAGCGGGAAGTACCAGCTGCTCTAGATCCAGATACATAGACACCATTACCAGTAATATCATCTAGTGTAAAGATAAATGAGTATTCAAAGTTATCATTTGGGCTAAACACTGCACTTGCACCCGGAGCAGAACGAACATAATCTGCATAGCCCGGATCAAATCTGATGCTACTTGGAGTTGTTGTTGGCTGAATTCCGAAGTAAGCCTTCGTAGGATCAGATAGGTTACCATCAGTAGCGTTGCTTCTTAGTGGGATCGCTGGGAATGCAAAAGAAGCAGTGAACAGAGCACCCGCTGCTGGGTTGCTGTGCTGTGCCATGAATCCAGCATCAGCAGGGGTTGCAGGCATTTCTGTACCTGCCGCACCAAAGCCACCGGTAACCGCAAAGGTTCCTGTTGCAAATGTAGATAGTGTTGTTCCACCAGCACCCTTGGGGCCAGTGGTTGTTGTGCCACTAACGAAAGTGGATGCACTTCCAGAGAAAACAGTGAAGCTCTTAGGCTTTGGAGGGCCAAAGAAGCCAAATGGCACCAAGGACTGAGCAGCCTGACCATCAGCAACTAGCTGGTTCATCTCAACATAGATGTACTTAGACTTGTTATCAAACTCTCCTCTCTGAACCAAACGTCTCTCAGACTCTCTCCAGACAACGTACTTATC